TAGATCCGGCCTTCGGGCGTGACCGTCAGCGGGGTCGGGCCGTCGAGGCCCGGGTCGGTGAACCATTCGGCGGGCGGCCGGACCGGCCCGCCACCCGCGGCGATCAGCGCCGGCATCCCGTCGTCGATCACCTCCGGTTCGTCGGTGCGGGGGATGTCGGTGCCGTGCGTCGCCGCGACCCGTTCCGGTTCGGGTTCGTCGTCGAACCAGATGACGCACTGCTCGAACGCCGGGAACGGCGTGACCGTCGCGCCCATGATCGTCGCGTTCGCGTACCGGACCAGCACGTCGATCGGGTACCCGGACGTGTCGACCTCTCGGACGTCGTAGACGACGTCGTCCGCGGACGCGTCGACGGACACGCCGCGCAGCCCTCCGCGGATCTGTGCTTCGGCGTCGGCGCCGATCTGGCCGGCGACGAGCCGGCCACGGCCGATCCAGCGGGTCACGTCGCGCGGGTCACGGTCGAGCTCGGTGATCGCGCCGACGAACCGGGCACCCGAATGTCCGCCGAACTCGGGGTTGGTGTCCTGGAGCATGAGCGGCAGCGGCAACGGCCGGACGGTCACCTGCCCGAGCTCGAACATGCGGCCGTCGGCGGTCTCGACCCCTTCGACCATCACGAACAGGTGGAACGGGGTGCCTTCCGGGTCGGCGAGCTGCGCCGCCTCGTCGGAACCCTCGGCCGCATACAGCGCGGCCATGTGGTCCATCGCTTCCGTACGGGTCTCGTGGCAGCCCTCGTTGTGGCCGTCGCCGTCACGGATCACGCAGTAGTCGCCGTCGTCGTTCTGTTCGAGATGCCACGGCATCGTCAGACCTCCCCGCGCAGACGGGCCTTGAAGATCGGGATCGCGTCACACAGACAGCCGACATGGTCACCCGGGAAGAAATAGGGGGTGGCCGGGAACGTCCCGGGGTTGGTGAGCAGCGGGTCGTCCCAGGCGCCGAACTCGAGGCCGTCGAGAACTTCGTGCGGCTCGAACGGCCGGGCCCGCGCCGCCGGGTCGCCGTAGGACCATCGGTACAGCTCGGTGTCGATCCCGAACTCGTCCGCGAGGGTGTGCAGGACGAGCGCGCCGGCTGCGACGCCGCCGACGGGACGTTCCAGCAGCCCGACTGCTTCGCCAGCTGACGCGGGCTGGGTGGCGCCGCCGGCGCGGGCGAGCGACTCGCGGACGACACCGGCCGGCACGACCGACAGGGCGTCGAACTCGCCGGGCCCGTCGACGGTCGGACGCGGATCGTAGAGCCGTTCGCGGGCGACGCCCCGCAACGCGGCGGCGAGCAGCAGCCAGCCAGCGGTGATGTTCTCGTCGGTCTGGGTGTCGTAGCCGGCGAGGAACTCGTCGTCGAGCTCGACCCGGACCTCGCGAATCGCGGCCCGCAACGCCTCGCGGGCGGTCCGGGACGTCGCGGCCCGGTAGCGGGCCTCGAGGTCGGCGAGCTCGTCATCGAGCAGTTCTTCCTCTGTGAGCCCGAGCTGAGCGAGCCGTCCCGGCCCGAGATAGGCGACGACGTCGATCGTGTCGAGCCCGGCGATCTCGCCGCGCACGGCCCGCAGCTGCGGGTTGCCGTTGGTGTGACGGCGGACGCGGGCGCCGGCCATCTCGATCGCGCGTCGGACCGCAGCGTCGGACCATTCGGTGATCCGGCGCCGCAGGCTGCGGTCCATCTCGGCGAGCCGGACCCCGAGCCGGTCGAGACTGCCCGACGCGCGCAGCACGATCCCGGCCGATGCGGCCACCGGCCGGTCGGCACGATCCGCCGGCGCGCCACGTTCACTCGCCGCCGGCCGGTCGCCGGGCGGGCCCTGCCCGGCCGGGTCGTCGTCGAACAGCGACGGCTGCCGGACCCGCCGGCGACGTTCCCGCCGTTCGATCTCGTCGTCGTCGGGGGCGTCCTCGTCGGACGCGCCGCCCTTGCGGCGCAGGTACGCGTCCGACACGACCATCCGGTCGTGCATCGCCTGCGCCCGGTCGAACTCGTCGGTGTCGCCGATCAGGTCCGACGGGTCGTGCCCGACGAGCACCCCTGACGGGTCGAGACCCTTCGCGAACAGGGCCGGGCCGAGAAACCAGGTCGAGATCGCCGAGGTGACGACGAGCACGAGCGGTTCGAGATGCGCCTTGAACGACTGCTCGTCGATCTGCCACGCGGTCCAGTGGTTCGCCTGCGCGAGCCCGAGCAGGATCTCTCGGGGCAGATCGAGCCCGATCGCGAGCGCCTCCCGCAGCTCGGCCCGCTGCCGCATCTCGACTTCGGTGACCGGCCGTTCGATCTTGATGTGCTCGATGAGGCTGCCGATCTCCTCCGTCCGCTGCCCCTTGACGATGAGCGGGACGAGCGCGGTCGCCGAGTCCGGGTCGGAGATCGGGGTCATCATCGCGGTCATCAGGTCCTGCAGGAACGGGTCGTCCTCGCCCTGGTCGGACGGTTCACCGACCCGGCCGGGCAGCGTCAGCGACTCGTCGACGAACAGGATCCCGGCGTTGAGCCGCGACTGTCCCGACGCCCGAACCGCCCGCTTCAACAGCAGCAGCTCCTCGCAGTCGTCGAGCAGTGCCCGCATCGGCGCGTCGGCTCGCTGCCGGTACTTCGGGTGACGTCGCCAGACGCGCATCACGAACGCGTCGGCGGGCAGCGGCCGGCCCGATGTCGCCGCGTCGTCGTCGAAGATCTGGAACTGGCCGTCGACGACCCGCAGTTCCCGCGACGAGAATGCATCCCACCGTTCCCCGGCTGGGATGTCGGGGTCCGGTTGGCCGACGAGCCAGGCTTCGCCGACGAGCGCGATGTTCGCGGCGAGCGCGCCGATCAGCGGCCCGTGGGTGGCATCGATCCCGCCGAGCCGGTCGAGCTCGACGCGGGCTTCGCGGGCGACCGGTTCGAGGCCGAGAGCCCGCTGGTCGGGGTCGTCGGGGTCGAGCGGGACCGGGTCGGAGAAGCTGTCGGGCCGCCAGGCGGGGAAGAGCCGGACTCGCGAGCACATGTTCTGGACCCACTGGTGCGCGAAGTGGATCTCGCCGAGCGTGTCGTAGTAGCCCCAGGCTGCGTCCTGCCACTGCTGCCTGCTGCGGGCGACCTGTTCGAGGCGGCGGCGGTCGCGTGGGTCGATCCGTTCGGCGGCGGCGACGATGCTGTTGCGGCGCGCACGGGCCGGCTTGGGACGTCGTTCCCGTAACAGGGCCACGAGCGGGATCGTAGGCGGACTAGGTCCGGTGGGCGTGGTCTTCGACGGTGGCGATCAGCCCGACGAGCGCGCTGGTGGCGCACACGTCGCGCACGACGAGCCAGACGCGCGGTGCTCGGGCACGGATCGTGACCGCGACGACCGCAAGCCAGAAGCCGAGGCACCACGGGCAGTCGACCAGCGCGACGGCTGTGGGGATCTGGTGGCGGCCGCGGTTCGTGGCCCGCGCGAACGCTCGTGTCCGGAGCCGGTCGCGGGGCCCGTCGAGGATCGTGTCGTGGGCGGCGAGCCGCCAGAGCCGGTAGACCGCGAGCGCGTCGGCGAGCAGGGCGGTCATCGGCCGACGAGCTGCAGCGCGTTGGGACCGGACCGGAACCCGGTGCAGTTCGCGACGTAGGGGCGCGGCTTGCCGTCGTCGGGCGGACCGTTGTGAGCCAGGAGTGCGGAGTCGTCGACCGGCCCGGCGTTGCGGGCCATGAGCACATCGGCGGCGTCGCGGAACCGGAACGTCTTGCCGGGCGCGGCCGGCTGCTCCCACTCGTTGCCCAGGACGTAGATGCGCCGGAAGATCGGCCAGGCGTCGCCGGCAGTCTCGACGTCGGGACCGTCGACCGCCACGCAGAACGCGTACCTGCCCTCCCGGTAGTTGTTCGTGACCCACACGTCCTCCAACCGAGACCGGCCGCCCGCGACGAGATGTATCGCATAACTGCCGCCACGGACGATGACGTTCTGCTCGAACCGCAGGTCGTTGCACAGCTTCGGGCGGCGGCCCGCTTCGTGCAGCATGTTCGTCGACCCCTGGTCGGTGAACGTGCAGCGCGCGATCCGCGCCCGCTGGAAGTCGTTCAGACAGACGCCCGCGCGGCCGCTCATCCCGAAGTTGCACCACTCGACGTCGAGGTCGCGGATCGGCGTCTGCTCAGGGTCGCGGTGGTGTGATGCGCCGTTGAGGTTGTCGCCGTGGACGCCCTCGATGGTCACGCACCGCAGCCGGAGCCCCTGTACGCCGAGGGCGTGGATGCCGTGCTGCGCCTCGTAGGCGCGGTTGCGGCCGGTGCGTTGCTTCGGTCCGGTGAGCCGCAGCCGCTCGACGGTGATCTGCTCGCCGTACTCGAACCGCAGCAGCGCCCGGCCGGTGATGTCGCGCGGGTCGGTGTAGCCGCCGGTGTCCGTGCGTTGGGCGAACGCGCCGCCGTCGGTCGCGGTCAGCGTCTTGCCCTCCCACCGTCGCGCGACGACCGTCCGGTCGATCCAGTGGTGGTCGACGATCGTCAACGTGTTGACATCGGTACGGCGCGCGAACCGGTCGAACACCCGCTGCATGACCGCAGTGTCGTCGTCCTGGCCGAGCTGCTCGCCCACCAGCAGCAGGTCGTGGGGGGTGACCGTCGTCATAGGAGCTCCTCGATCGCTGCGGCAGCGGTGCGCGCGGCACCGTCGATGATCGGGAACACGTCACCGATCAGCTGGCGGCGACGGCCCCCACACAGGTCCGGATCCGCCGCGTACGCGTCGAGCACACCGACGAGCGCGCGCGCGTCCTGCACTCGGATGCCGACGTCCGCGTGCGACCAGAACCGCAGTCCATGCTCGACGTCGCGGCGATACCACGGGGCGTCCAGCCACACGACCGGACGGTCGAGCGCCGCCCACTCGAACCCGGTCGAGCTGTTGTCGACGACGTACACGTCGGCCCGGGCGACGACCTCGTCGAACGTCGGCAGGAACGGAACGTCGGCGCGTTGCGCGTCGCGCTGCGCGAACGCGCTGCAACGCGGGTGCGCGTGGAACGCGACCGGCCCGCGGCGGTTCGCGCGCGCGAGATCGACGATGGGGGTGTGCCAGTAGCGCCACGCGGACCGCAGCTCGGGGACGATCCGTTCGAGCGGCCCGCCGTCCCAGTGCCGAGAGAACACCACGGTGACGCGCTCCTCGTTGGATGCGCGTGGGATCGTGGTGAGCTGCTCGACGTGCGGGCTCCCGACGACCACGTTGGGGATGTGCGGGTAGCGGCGGCGGTTCGCGGCCGCAGCATGGTCGTTGGGGACGAGGAACCGGACGACGCGGTCGCGGCCCTCGCCGCCGGCCCACGATGGATGGTCGAGCCCGACGTAGGTCTGGCCGGCGCCGTGGTCGGCGAGCACCGGCCGTTGCACGGCCGGCAGGTCGATCGCGCCGAACACGACGGTGAGCTGGCCGCGGCGTTGCATCGGCGGCCCGAACCGGACGTCGACCCCGCGGTGGCGGGCGTGCACGTGAAGGCTGTTGCGTGGCGCGATCCAGAAGGTGCCGCGGGCGTGGCTGTCGAGTGCCTGCCAGATGGGGGCGGCGTGGTCGATGTACTGGGGGGTGGAGCAGTAGAAGTCGACCGTCCCCATGACGGGGACGGTA